TGCGTGTGCTGTGTCATGTTCCCGGGTAGTGATAATCACTTCATCATGTACTTGAAAAGCAACATGATATGACTGTCCGATTGATGCCATCTGTTCTGCAACCACAATCCTAGCCAAAGCCTGCACCACATTCTCTGTAACTTTACCTCCGTAAATCCTAGTCCAGTCAATCTTCTGCTGTTCACCAGTCAGTAGCCTTTTCTGTGTAAGTTTACGGAAAGTCCTAGCGTCAGATATATACTCGAAACCATCAGCCGTATTACGCAACGCATGGTATTTTATCTTCAGTCCATTGGGTAAAGTTATACCATCCTTATCATAAGGTAGTAGTCCACATATGTTACCCGATGCACCCGACAACATACCAGTAAGAGCATGACCACAGCTATGCCATAGTGATACTATCTTATGGTTCTTTTGTCGGTATAAGTTTACAATACGTTTGGCTTCGTTCTCATCTATATCCACAGCGATACCACCTTGCCCAAGAGCGAGAGTGGCTCTAAACTTTACATGACCCATGCCATACCCGAGTCCAAGAATACAAGTTTTACCTACAAACCTTTGTATCTTATCATCTTTTGTGACCTTCTTGCCATAGACTTCAGTAGCAAACTCACTGTACACATCACGCCCCTCACGGAACGCTTGCACAAGATCATCTTGCCCTGCAATATACGCAACCATACGGGCCTCTATCTGTGATGAATCACAAGCAACCATCACATCACCTTCGGGTACAGTAATAGCCTTACGAATCGCACCATTTCTAGGTAAGTTCTGTAAGTTCAGCTTATCGCCACCACTAAACCTACCTGTATGTGCGCCATAGTAGTTGAGCATAATAGGTAATGCTCCCCTGTCTGCCACCTTCATAAGGTTTTCAGTCCTAGTCTCTTCGATGGTAGACTTCGTACCAAGTCTTGCCGCCACTAGAGTTTGCACCTTTTGATTAGGGTGGTCGAGTAGAGCAGTAAACTCTTTGTCTGTCTTTGCAAACGCATAGGTTTCTTTACCAGTGCGTAGGCTAGTCTTCATCGGTGGTTCAACACCAACAGTTTCTAGTATCTTTGCAAAGATTTGATTAGACATAAGAGCCTTCTTAACTCTGTCCTCACTAATACCTTTAAGTGCTAGGGATTCAATCAGTTGCTTCTTATCTTCTTTAACCTTTTGCAGATGGTTAGATAGTACCCCCCTGTCTAGCTTAATAGTAGGCTCAGTATACATACGGATTGTTTGGTCTATAATCATAAGTTCAGACACAGGTACTTTCTGTCTTAGCTTTTTATACAGTTTGTATGTTAAGTTTACATCCTGCAAACAGTAGTCAGCATACTTGTCAAGTTCTTGTGGTGAGAAGTCATTGCGTTTCTTACCCAAACCTTGTATAACTTCATCCCCTTTTTGACCAAGGTTATAGAAGTTTGCTAGTGCCTTGAGAGAACCCCCCACAGTAGAGTGGTGGAAGGGTCTAGCCATAGACAAAGTATCAAACCAAAACCTAGGCTTGATACCATACAACCAAGATAGTATAGCACCATCGAACACAGTATTATGTGCAAGGATAGAATCTTCTGAGTAGTCTAGTGAGTTCAGAAACCTACCGACATCCCCCCCACTATACCAATCGGGTGGGTTATCATCTACCTTTACACCCACACCAATAACCTCAAAGCGAGGGTCTCTAACGTAGGCTTCAGTTGTCATCTTGGATAGGGAATACTCACGACTATAGTATGTTTCAAAGTCAATCGTGATTACTCTCATTGCTCCCCCCTTGCAGGAACTTGTTCTCCTGCTAATGCACCATAGCCACACATGTCCACATAGTTATCAACATGCTCGGGGTTCTGTTTTATCCTAGCTACTTTCAGTAGAGCCAACATGACTGGTACATCGTGGGGGCTAAACTCAACCCCCTTGTATGTAGTCCACAACTCTGCTGTAACTCTAGCATTATCAGCAAAGTCTCCGTGATCATCCTGTCTATCTATTGATGTTAGTTGGTCTGCTTTCTTTAGTATGTTACCTCGTTTATACTTAGCATTCTTTCTGCTCATCGTTACCTCCATGTAAAGTGAATAATTCCACACCTTTACCACATTGTAAAGAGTGTTCGTTACAAATGTTTACAGCTTGACCTGCCGTAGCACCCATTGCTAACGCACCAAGTGCTATCTCCTTCCCATCTCCGAACGCACAATATGGTGCATCGTATGGTAGCAACATCTTGTATGATAATTCATACAGTCCTTCCTTCTGCACTACGATTAGCTTCGCTTGACTAGGTGGTACATCGGGCATTATGTCGGGCATACCCTGTTGATACCACTCGGACAGTTGTCTAATGTAGTGTGCTAGTCCAACACCTGTAATGATTACTACTTCTTTATCCTTGCTCATGCCATACCAAGCCTTTGATGACTCCCATTTCTGAGAGCCATCGTTAGCCATTCTGTCAGTAGCAAGGGTCTTTCCATCCCATGCAATTACTGTCATATGTTTCTTGCCTCCTCTATTGTTAAGTTTTTATCTCCATAATAACTGTACTTATATTTTTCTTCACGCTTCTCATCATGCCCTTCTTTCTCAAAGACATTGAATCGTCTACGCAATTCAACCGACATGTCTGTCAGTATCTTGTGAACACCATCGAACACATCCTTGCTTGTAGGTTTGGACTGTTGGTAGTACCCACTCGGTGGTGTAGAACAGAAACCAATCAACAATTCTTTTGAGAACTCGTTGTCTCGTATTGATTTCTCAAGCAGGTCAAGCCAAGGTTGACTAGACCAATCGGGTTGCTTCCAATGGTATTGACTCTGCCCTTGTCTCTCTGCCCACACCTTCTCAATCAATGGATCAAAGGCACGAACCTTTGCCCTTGCTTTGATACCACGCTTGAACTTGGCTAGTGCTTGTCGCCATACCTTACGCTTGTCTACATTCTCAACGAACTTGTCATCGGGTCTACGATTAAGACACTCACCAGTAATGATGTTAAACTTTAGACCTTGAAAGTATGCAGGTGATTCCTTCATCATCTTACTCTGTACATTCCATGTTGCCATGTAACATGCAGACTTGAAGTCATTGCATACAGCTTCACCCACACCATCGGATAGTAGCTTTGCTTGTTCTAGTTTGTTCTTGTAGAACTCATCTACTTTAGCCACCATATCCTTTGCGTGTTTGCCTGTGTGTTGTACCCGATACAAACCTTTCTTGTGTCGCTCAAACATAAATGGTATCCAACGATACGATGATGACACGATGGACTGTGAGTGTTGCCAGACAGCTTGAGCAGGTGCAACAAACTCCACTATGTTGTCAGGTGTTATACGCATGAAAGGTGTACTGCCGTACCCCTCAACGTGAACATCATAACACACGACATCTTGTTGTACTGTCTGAAACAATCTGAAGCTTGCCGATATCTTACGACCCTTTGACTTGTCACGACACCTTGCAAACTCCTTGGCAAAATTGTCATAGGTCTCTAGCCTACGACCACCATTGTCTGTGTCTGCATAGGACATGTATCGTCTCTCATTCTGTACCTCGTGTTCGATGTAGCGAATGAGTTCTTGCTTGTTAGTTACTTCCATAGTTACCTCTACTTTCTTGTTAGTTTATTGAATGTTACTTGAGCCGTCATACTGTTTAGGTCTACACCAATATCTTCTGCTGTCTTTGGCTTAGGCTTCTCAGTAATTTTCTTGTGACGTTCCTTGGCATCATCGGGTAACAAATCCCACAATGGTTGCCATGCTTTCAACGCAGGTGCTAGTGTTGTATAGGTGGTCACAATAGACTTGACCCCTGCTACAAACTCATCCTTCTTAGCTTCTGCATTGAAGATACCTTGGGTGTACTTCTTGAATGGTTCATGTAACCACTCGAACTTATCGTTGTGGAAATCAATCTCATGTCTTGAGTAGTCCATGTAGTACCCACTATCCCCTGCCTTTTGCCATGTATCTTTCGGTGGGAAAGGTAGTGGACTTGGCAGTTGCAAGTTTAAAGATACATGCCTCCATGTATCTACCTTGGTATGTGATGATTGCCATACATCTTCGGGTGCATTCTTGAACCCTGTAAGTGATAGACTCTCAACCTTACCAAAGAATCCAGTAGGCAAAGCATTCATCTTTGCTTGGATATCTGATGAGAACAAACTGTCATACAGTTTCTTTGCCCACTCCTTGGGGTAGTTCTGTCTTGCTTGTCTGATGCTATCATCAAACATTCTCTCTGCATTCTTGACGATATCGTCTTGCAGTTGTTGGCTGAATCTTACTGTTGCCATGTGCTATCTCCTTTGTTCCATTGTTTAATTAAACTACGGACATGTTCTTCTGCCATAGTACCTAGTTCCTTGCGTATCTTCTCGAACGCTTGGTCGTTAGTCATGCCTAGTTCATCTAAGCATGTGACCAACATTGTCTCTGCTTCTATACAGAGTTTCTTAACTTGACCCATTGTTACCTCCTTGTGGATAAGCTGTTTGTTTATCGGGTATTTCTATGTACCCTCTAGTTATTGTGTGTTTGAAATAGAGATACCCATTGGCTTTGTGCATAAACATATAGCCGTTGAGTATCTCTTTGCTTGCATACTCAAACACTTCCTTGAGTTCTTGCTCAGTCATTAACACCCTCCATGTAGACAATCTCACCCCAAGGTGCATCGCCTTTCATGTTGGATACCCACAAGACTGGATACGCAGGCTCGTCACCAAAGTCGCTACAACACAAGTCTGTGAGTACGACACAGGCAACAGGATCAATGTCCTTGTCCTGCATGTATCTGAAGATAGGACTGAACGCAGTACCTCCACCACCATGTGGGGATATGACTGGCTCATCATCTTCAAAGCAATCATAGTGACAGACTTGAGAGTCAAAGTAGATGACATGTATCTTGGTCGGTGATAAGTCTTGGTAGACTTTGATAATCTCACTCGCAAACTGAGTGAGTTCTTCCTCACCAATCGAACCCGATGTGTCGATAGCAAAGCATAGTTCACCTATGGCTTCACCCGATACGCTCGGTAGATACATACCTTGTGACAAGAACCTCCTGTTTGGTCTTGCCCAAGTTCTCGTGTCTGTACGTTGCTTGACAAGAAACCTCTGCATGACATCTTTCCAATTCACTCGTGGCTTCATCAAGTCACCAACGAATCGTTCAAGTCCTGCTGATAGTTTGCCCATCATCTTTGCAGACTGGGCGGCTTGAGCAACCTTGACTTTCCACTCTGCTTTCTTCTGCTCAATCTCAGCAGGGGAAGAACCCTCCCCTGCATCTTCGATGTCATCGTATGGTTTCATACCATCACCATACCCACCATCACCATCTTCGGGCATTGGTGGCAACAAGTTGTAGACACCATCGGTAGTACCACCACCTCGTTCAAGCAAGTCTCTGTCCATGACACCACCTTCGATGAACCTGCCAATGCCCTCGTCTTCAAGCATTGGATTGATGACGGCATCACCTGCATAGTTCCAACGCTTGTGGTCACGACCATTCAATCGAAAGATATGTTCAAACATTGGGTGACATACTTCGTGAGCAACAAGGAACAATAGTTCCTCGTCTTTCAATGGCTCACAAAAGCTAGGGTTAAACAACACACGGCTACCATTGGTAGCCGCAGTTGGAACATCCTCTGATAATTCAAAGGGCATGTTCATTGCCAAGTTACCAAAGAACGGATGCTCAAGTATGAGTGCCGTCTTTGCCTTGGCGATTCGTCTTTCTAGTTCCATCATTTACCTCCCATAAATGCACCCATCTTATCCATAATAGCCTTCGCTTCCTCAGCCTTGGTACGTCTGAGGTCGGGGTCATTACGCAATGATTCAGGGTGGTTGTTAGCCAAACTCCCCTCAACTTGTTGTCGCATGGCTTCCAAGTTAGGGTCGTCAGCAAAGTTAAGCCGACTAAGTATTGAACAGACTTCCTTGGTATTCTCTACCAATGTATCTCTGAACACAGACTTAGGGTCGGCAAGTTTCTCAGCCATATGCTTCACTCGGTCATACAATCTCTGCCAAGCTTCTTCCATAGCCTGCTGTGCAGAGGATTCAACTCGTGCCTCAACATCTTGCTGTATCTTAGCCAACTCGTCATCACCGATACTCACTCGGAAGTCATTCGATGGTACTGGAAACACAGCCATGTCCATCTTGAACTTACGTTGGATATCGTGAAGAGCAGGGTAATCATTCTTGTTGTACAAAGCACCAAGGAATCTCTGTGCATCTGCATGCAGTCTCGGATACTCTTGGTAAAATGTATCTACAAGTAATTGCCAGTCACCCTTCTCTTTCCTAAACTCGGTCATAAAGTTTAGGTAGTTAGCAGATGGTAACATCATCGTGCCTTCGATACCCCAAGGTAAGGTGTTCGCATAGAACTTCTTACGAATCAGAGTAGACTTCTGATGTATGTTATTGAGTGCATCATTCATAGGTAACAACGACTTGTTGTATCTACCTGCTTGTGTTGCACTACCATTCTGTTGAGCCACCTGTTCGGTGGCTCGCTTGTCGTACTTTCTTGCAGTCCATTGGGATATACCCAACTGAACTAGCAATGCTTTATCACTTAGTTTCATAGTTACCTCCATTAGAATAAAACATCTTGGTGAGCGACAGCCCACTTGGTGAATGCCTCGTGTGATGCAAGGTCGGGGTTCTTACGACTAGCATACGAGACACATAGAACAGAGAACTCGGGTGACATACGCTCAGCGAACTTCACAATGTTACCAAAGTTTTCCGTGGTTGCTCTCTCGCCCAATGCACCAGTAAGTGCATAGCAAGTAGCAGGGTCATCGGGTACAGTCACAGACATTGGTGACTGAATGATTGTGTCGGGGTTAGGTAGCTTACGTTCAATCTTCAAGAAGCCAGTAAACTCTGCGGCACACCCTTCGCCAACAGCACCCTTGAATGTCTCGTACTCTGCTTCGGATGGTACAACACCAATCATATCAGCAACACCTTCAACCCAACTACGAGGCGATGGGTTCACATCTCTCTGTGGATCAAAGTCATGTAGCAATGCAGTACGGAATCGAATGAATGATATGACAACAGGTTTCACTCCGTGGTCAATCGCCCATGATGTCCAGTCATCAAGGTGTGTCTCCAACTCATACACAGTCTCACGATTACGCAAGTGAGACAGCACTCTGTTAGCACCTGCCCTGTCTGCTTGTCTGTTACCAGTAGACACGACCATCCAACCCTTCTTCATTGGCTTGCCGTGTAGATTCCTAGCTTGACAGATGTTAGCCAACACCTTCTGCAAGTCTGCACCTGCTTGGTTTCTGTCATCGAAACACAGGATACCTTCATCGGGTATGTCATTCCTGCCTTCATATGGGAACCAATCGGGTAGCTTGTAGTGAAGCATGTCATCACCATTAGGATAGAGGATACCAAAGTCCTCCACCAACATGGTTGGCATATGCTTCTCGATGTATCCGACACCCAACTCCTTGGCAACTTCTTGCACTATGGTTGTCTTACCTCCACCCGGGCTACCTTCGATAGCGATAGTCCGTTTGGTTGGGAACAGTTTCTTAATAGTTTCCTTCAACAATGTTGCTCGCATTACGCACCTTCCTTTCTGTTATGGTTATACTTGCGATGGTCAAAGCCATAGGATACGACTTGTTTGCCGACCCTAGTCCTCTTGGCGACTTGCTTGTCTGAGTAGAAGATGATGTCACCATTCTCATCCTTTACTGGTACTCCACCTTGATGCTGTCGTAGCATGAAGAGTTTCAAAGTAGCCTTAGTCATTACTTACTCCTTCTATAATATGTTGTAGTGTGAGGCATGAGTTATACTCAGTCCAAAGACTCTCATCCCAAGTCTCACAACCTAGCAACAGGTTGATGATTACAAAGGCAAGAAGGACACCAACACCTGCCGTTACGACAAGTGCTAGTATCCATTCAAATACCTTTCGCTTAGTTACAGGGTGTCCATAGATAATCACTAGAACAAACCCCATCCAAAGTAGATGTCTAATACCGAGACAGTAGCTGACGCTACCACCCCCCATATAATCCACCATGTAGTATCATTCATAAAAGCCTCCTTTGTTGTTGATACCTTTTAGTTCCTTCTTGTTGGATATCACAACGTAGTTAGACTTGTGCATTGGTACGACTGTAAACTTTCGCTTACCTGCCGTAACCTGTCCACATTTCAAACACGAATGATAACCTAAGTTGTAACGAGCAGGTGCTACTGCCTCACTACAACAAACTTTACAGATGTATTTACCTGTCATTGTATCTCCCATAGTTACAAAAAAAGAGAGCATGGTGTTACCCATGCTCTCCAATGAATGTTTAGGATAGAACTTCAATGTCGCTCTTCCTTGATGGTGCTGTTGAAAGGTCACGCTTCTCCAACATAGCCAAGTAAGGTTTACCTCCAAACCTCAGACTAGCCAACAGTACAGGTTGTTCTGCTTTGCTAGTATCAGGTACAAACAAGTTCATCTCATACTTCAACTTAGTAGCATGCTCTTTCATCTTGTTGTACAACTCGGATACGTTCTCCTTGTTGAACTTACCCTCGGGGTTAGGACGGATGTTAACCTTCTTAGTCTTGTGGTTAGCAAACAGTTCTACATTACCTTCATATAACTTACCCATGATATACCTCCTTTGTGTTAAGATCATTGGTACACCGACAGTAGTATCTGAGTATCAGAATACCTCGACTGCCGATTTTTAAAATTTATCAAATCGAAATCGTTTTGTAAAGTTGGCTCGCCTTTACAAGATAAACGCAAGTTTAAACAAGTATCTATAAACACACAGCATTATACATGTAAAGTTACAGGTTATATACAGGTTATATATATTAAAAAACATAAGTATAACAGCAGGTTACAACTTAGTATATAAACTATCTAGGTGGAATTAAGTAATACGTTGCTACTCTCGCTATCGTTATATCGTTGGTAATATCTTGCAGACAAAGGGTATATGTATAATTCATAGATAATTTAGATAGTATAGATAGTATTTCGCTTGTCATATGGTTAAAACGCAAGTAAATCAACGCTATATGGACTACATCATGTAAACTTAGGGTATCTAAAACACAACATGTTGTGTCAAGTTGTAACTAGATAGCTAGATAGTGTAGTAACTTTACATGTAACGCTAGCATTATCTCGTTTGAAACTCGTGCGATAACCCCCCGAGCTATGGGATATATATAAAAATAAAAAACAAATAAAAAAAGAAAGGGGCCGAAGCCCCAATCCCTACTCTGCTGTTATATGTATACATATTGCTCCTAGTATCAGGCCACATACTGAACCAAATAGTATGATGGTCATTGCTAGTATGCTGTTTGCGTTCTCCATACAGTGTCCATCACAGTCACCAGCTGCTCCGCTTGCAGATATTATAGCTAACACTATTAGTATGTATCCGAATATGTTTATTGCTTTCTTCATATTACACTCCGTTAGTTGTGAGGGAGCCGAAGCTCCCTCGGTTGATTATTTAGTGGTGTGAATCTCAATCTGATTCCAGTTGCAGACATTCTTATCTACTAACTGTGACCAAGCCCAAGCCTTGGCTTGTCCGATTGAGAAGAACCAGCGGAATTTGAAGTAATAGTTTTCATAATAAACCAACTTCACTGTGCGTGTCTTATCTGACATGATACACTCCATTGTTGCGAGTGGAGCCGAAGCTCCACTCTGGGTTGATGTTAAGCAAGCTTGCGTGTCTTGCTCTTAGGCGATGACTTGCTCGCCATTGGCGGAAGCATAGTCAACTTGGGCTTGCCAAACTTGTCAGACAACAAGACTGGCTCAGCGTTCTTCGACTTCACAGGGAAGTAGAAGCTCCAAGTGTTAAGCGGAAGCTTGTGCTTCTTGCTCAACTCGTTAGCCTTAGCCAACAACTCAGTTGCATTCTCTGAGTTGAAAGCGCCCTCGACATCCTTTTTAAGGCGGATGTCTTCAGTGCCTGACTTGTCAAAACCAGTGACAATAGAC